CGATTGACTGCATTCTTGCTGTCCGTCAACTGACGTTGATGTTCAGCAAGGTCAACGTTCCCTGCAGTGATGCAAGGAACGCTGCTGCTTTCGCTGGTTATGTCCAATGTGAGAAGGATGTCCGGGAAGGAGACGCCAACCGAGATCCCATTGATTTGCGAGATTTCGGTCGGATGGCCTCTTTGCTTTTCGCACCAATCCTATCCAAGATAGACAGTGATGTCTATTATGGACGGGTTGTGCCAAAGCACGGTCCAGGTAGTACGTCTGATCGTCTGGTTGGTAACCAGAAATATTATCAGACAACCTGGCCGGCCCGACTTGCTGAGGTTTTCCCACCGTGGGAAACCCTCATTTCAAACCACCACTTCAGTGATGATTTGGAGCAAGTTGACATCCTCGAACCTGGTGCTGAGATACCCGTCAGGGTTATCACAGTTCCTAAGACGCTAAAAACACCTCGCATCATAGCCATGGAACCGACTGCAATGATGTACATGCAGAAGGGACTCCAGGAGCTATTTTACGAGTATGTGGAGAAGGACCAACTTCTCCACAATCTGATCGGATTTCTAGACCAAGAGCCGAACCAAGCTCTTGCTAGGATTGGTTCCCAGACTGGGGACCTGGCTACGCTAGACCTTAGCGAAGCCTCCGACAGAGTGTCAATGCAGCTAGTCGATACGATGCTATCGAATTTCCCGCATTTGCAGCGGGCTGTTCGCGCTACTCGTAGTCGACTGGCTTGCGTTCCTGGTGAGCCAGATGTTCTTGAGCTCGCCAAGTTCGCGTCTATGGGTTCTGCTCTTACATTTCCAATTGAGGCGATGGTCTTCTTGACCACCATCTTTCTTGGATTTGAGAAAGAGCTAGGATACCGCTTTACCCATCGATCTGCCGTGAGGCAGTACATGGGCTCGGTGCGCGTGTTCGGGGACGACATTATTATCCCCGCACACTTCGTGCATCCGGTCGTTCTCTCGCTCGAAACCTTCGGGTTCCGAGTGAACGAGGCCAAGTCTTTTTGGACCGGCAGGTTCAGAGAGTCTTGCGGGAAGGAATACTTCGATGGCTTTGACGTTAGTATTGTCAAAGTCCGCGAGTTATTCCCGACACGCCGGACAGACGCTATAGGAGTCGTTTCACTCGTGTCACTACGTAATCAGCTACACTTCGCTGGTTACGAAAACACGGTGGAATGGCTGGACGGTCGTATCCGGAAATTGCTTCGGTTCTTTCCGGTTGTACGGCCGACCTCTCCTATATTGGGCAGACATGACTACTCCGGTTTCGACCGGGATAGTTATGATAGAGATACGCAGACCCCTTTGGTCAGGGGCTACGTTACCTCCGCTCGCTCACCTATCAACAAGATAGATGGGCAGGCGGCCCTCCTGAAATGGTTCCTCAAGAGAGGCAATTACCCGATTGCCGAGGGACATTTGGAGCGTTCTGGACGCCCCGCAGTCGTCGACATAAAACTGCGGATGGCTCGACCGTATTAGTGGTCGAGGGGTAGTAAATGAAAAATCTACCCAGCGG